CTGCCTGGAATACTATAGTAATATACTGAATTGTAGCAGTCACATCCTGCCAAGCAGTCCGTCCCAAGGTAACATTAACAAAACCATCTGCACCATTGTCAAGTGCAATGTGTGTATTTTCAGAATACTTGCTATCTTCAAAGACTGTGGTAATAGATGCATCAGTCACATATACACCCACGGAAAGAGTGTAACCGGATGCTGGAAAATCAGATGCACGATACTGGAAACGTCCTGTGCTGATCTCAGAAAACAGGTCTATTCTGGTAAATACAATTGCTGTACCCGGTTCAATCTGAATAGATGCAAGGTCAGCAAGTGTTGAAATTCCGGAAACTCTCTGCCCATTCTTATAAACAGAAATGGGTTCGTTGGTCAGGTCAAGATTCCCTGTTGCTGTCTCATTTGATGCAGAAATCATTTTCAAGAATCCCTGCCGTGTGATGATCGGTGCAAGAAAATCACTGCCGATCACATCAGAAATCAGGTCAGGCAATTCGAGCCGGATCGTATCGAGGATTGCACGAATGGCAATATCCTTCCACTCTTCCAACTCTGTTTCAACGTTCTGTTCAAAAGCGTTCTGCTGGTCGGTAATGGTCTGCTCGAACGTGTCAGCCCGGTTTTCCATATCATCTTCAAACTGCTGTTGAACTGCCTGCATACGCTGTTCAAAAGCCGTCTGCTGTGCTGTGATGGTGTCCTGGAAGGTCTGGAAACGCTGGAGCATATCAGCCTGGAAATCTGCCCAAGCCTGATCCATTTCATCCTTGTATTCCTGCCATGCTGTTTCCATAGCAGTTTTGAACTCATTCCAGGCAGTTGTCATTTCAGTTTTGAATTCCTGCCATTCCTCTTGCATCTGCTGCTCGAAATTATCCTGGCGCTCCTCCATGTACTTCTCAAAGTTCTGGAGTTCCAGCTCGATCATGTGCGTGAACTCTACGAAAACAAGATTCTGAGAATTCAGCGCCTTGATCACCTCGTTAAGCTTCACCTGGAGGTGCCCCAGAAACTCATAATACGACAGGGAGTTATCAAAGACGATAGGCAGAACCTTTGCGCAGTAGGTCACCACTCTTTCAGTCCAATGGGGAATCCCAGATCTATACGGAGGGAAAGGAAAACGGTTCATAAAATCAACTCCTTATGTTGGATTGCACGAAATCTTACACTTATATTATACCACGAAAACGCCTATCCGTCAATAGATTTGCATAAACAAATCTTTCAAATCGTCAATGATCATCATATCAATATTAAGAAACGTTTCCCGGAATTCCTGGAGCATCTTGCTATATGACACCCCCGCTTCTTTGCCGTAGACGTGCGCTGCATAGTGGGTCAGATCATCAGCCGTCACCTGTCCGGTACTATCTGCCGTGCCTGATGTTTCAGATTGCGTCAAATCATCGTCAATGGATGCAGTTGTTGCATACACATTACCCTTTATATTTCCAATGGTCAATTGTCCCTGGGGAGTATCAGAAAATACGTTTGTATTATCTGCTGTAACCTTTCCCTTTCCGGTATCCTCTGCATGGGTGACGGTGTCTGTTTTTCCGTCAAATTTCCTGTTGCTGTCCTCGTATTTATCTACATTGTAAAGTGGATTGAATTCAATCAATTCGGAGTTATAAAGCTGGTTATAATATGGCATGATCTCCGCTAAAGTCTGGTTTAAGTATCGCTTGAAAAGCTCCGCAGTTTCAAACCCGATCTCTCGAAACCAATAGTGCCGGAGAATTTTGTTATTCAGGGGTCTGCGGTAATTTTCATCAAAGATTGGATATTGATTCAGCCCCAAATCAAACCCTGTTTCAATGAGCCTTCCAAGCTCTACTGTGTATTTAGCCATTCTCAACACCTCCGGATGTTTCAGGGACTGACGGAGTATCCTCAAAATTGGGTGCAAGCGGTAACTCTGTAAAGCTCCTGAGCCGAACAGAAACAGACGAACCAAGGCGCTTTGCAAGCTCCTCAGCTGCCTGCTGCCGTGTCTGTAACATGACCTGAGCGCTGAGCTGCACCATCTGATTGTTGGCGTTTACCTCGTCCCTGATCAATCTTTCACCCTTTTCTGCTGCTACATTGTTGACGCCCAGGAAGGTAAGAGCTTCAGACCATACATCTTTTTTAAGCTGTGTCAGCACGTCCCCAACATAGGGTGCATTTGTGGTCAGAACCTCCAAAGCATTGATATCCAAATCTTTGTCACCAAAGATAAAAGGGATATTGCCATCATACTGCATATACAAATTCTGCATGGTCAGGCGTGTTTTCTCCGGTGTACGTACAATAATGGGTGTTTTCTGTCCATTTACATTGATGTCAATTGTCCGCTGAATGTTGTATAAACGATATGCAAAAAGTCGGATCGTATAGTCAGTTGGGATTTTCAGCAAGTTGTTCATGACAAAAACAACATCGTCAGCAGCAAAAAGCTCATTATACCCAAAAGCATACGCTTCATACTTTGTTGCGTATCCGTAGATATTCAGATTGTCGGAAGGATTGCACTTGACAGAGAGCCAGCCGAGCACGGAATCTTCACAGAAAACCGCTTTACCCTTCTCGTAAAGTGCCAGCTCCAGGAATCGAGCGTCCATTGATTCTGGCAGTCCTTCCCATTCAAACATAGTGAGTGCAAGGGATTTCAAGCGCTGGTAATAGTCAAGGTATGTGGCGTCATTCATCCAGACGGCAGAGCCGAACCCTTCACGCTCCTGTTTTGGTTTCATGGGATTATGGATTTTAGAAACAGGCATTTGCATTTATATCACCTCTTTATTGGTTATTCTGAGAGTAATCGCCATACGTTGACGGATTATGCCAGATTGTCACGCCTGCATTAAAAATACCCTCCAGCTCAACACTATCATCCACAGGGCAATTTGCTTCAATCATCACATCACGAGTTTCCAGATAATTCCAATTTGGACGAGTACGCATAGCAGGCTGCTTTACCGTGTTGACCCGATAGCCGTACCTTGAAAAATATTCGTCTACAATCTTGATATACTCATTTCGGCATACCATCTCATAAACTGTAATACAAGCGGAATTGCAGCTCATGTTCGCCGAACCTGATACAGCTCCACGAGTTTGTTTTGGTTCTGCCATTTTATCGACCATCTGCCCAATTTCAGACCCAATATTTAAGGAAGTGCCCAAAACGCCCATCACATTTCCAGTCCCGGCACTGATTGCAGCACCTCCGACCTGAGAAATCAAAGAGGTTGCAAGGGTGTTTCCGTTAAGTGCAAGCCAATTTTTGTATGTGTCGTAATTCCACGCAATTTGCGGAAAGTTGTTAAAGGATACGGCTAAATCCTCAGCAACATCTGCATTGTATCCGTCAGGGTATGCATAGTATGCAGGCGAACCGGATAAAATATATTCGGATCGCATGGTAAACTGTCCCATGCACTCATATTTTAGCGTTACCTGCTGCCCGGCATGATTTGAAACAAGTGCGTAATGGTACGGATAGCAAAAGCACTTTTTATTTTTGGGTGCATATCCATCAATCGATACCTGATTAGGTGTGATATCCACATAGGTGGGGACAATCTGACCTACTAAATCAAGAGATAGTAAACCGCAGTTTGCATCAATTGCATAGTAAATTACCTGATTTTTCGGTACTGGAATAATACCAGAAATCGCCCCACCCAGACCCTCGCTATTGAAAAGGTCAACAATAGATTGCAGATTGACAACATCACACCCCAGGAAATAATCACAGGTTGGAACACCTGACGCCATAAGCATTGTTTGTGCTGTCTGGAGCTGTGCAGGAAGTTCACTTGTGATGATGCAGCACCAATAATTGTTTTGGATTTCACCCCATGTTCTTGCTTCATACCCTGATTGTAAGGTAGTGTAATTTTCAATTTTCGGTGTGCCAATCGGGATATTTTCCGGAATGGTATGCTTTCCAATTTCATCATCCGTTACGTGCTCACGTACAATAAAACTATTTTTGAATTGAAAATCAAAAAGCCAGGTCTGGAAAACATCCGTTTTCAGGTGCAGCCAGGTGCAGCCGTCGTTTCGGTATTCAATTTCCGTGACAAATGCGTAAAACCATTTCCCGGTGAAATTACTGTTTTGGTACATCACATAGTTGCAATTCCAAATTGCATCCGCCTCGACCGGAACACGGACAATATTATCTTTTCGCTGGTAGGTAAAGTCTGTATACGCTGCAATCACCCTACCAGCAAAATATGCGCTTTGAGCGCCGGCAGATGTAAAATCAATCTGATTTTTCTGGTCGGCGCTCATAGGCACGTTTAGGAGGTATATTTTTGATTGTGGCGTAAACGTTAAAGCCATTATGCAGTAACAAATGCAACTGCATTTGCCAGCGGGGAAACGCTCCAGGTCTGCCATACATGGAGATAATAATTCCAGGTCAGATTTTCGCCATTCTGGAATTCAGTGACTTCCATGAGGTTGTCCCAGATCTGTGGGAATGATCTATCAAACATCATACCAACTACATTGGTATTGCTGCCGAAGTTATCGACCACGAGCATACGTCCGAGCAGCTTTGCACGATCCATGTTAAATGCAGCAGCAAGCACATCCACGTCCATGACAGCATCCACATCGGATCGCAGCACAAAACGGATATCATCTGCATCGGATCTTGTGATATACGGATCGCCTGTTGCACCTGTCATTGCTGCATATCTGTTATAGTTGCTGGAAGGCATCTGGAAGTTGGTAAAGTATTCTCTTGCCTTCTTTGCAAAAGCCTTGCCTGTTGCTTCATCTGCCGGGAGCGTGATGGTTTCCGTCAGGCAAGCGCCGTCTGTGATAGCCTGACCGAGCAGGTTCTTTGTCAGCACAAATTCATCGACATAGTTTCCGTTATACATTGCCTGCATAATTGCATCAAATAGGGATTCGAGAGCATCCCAGGAAACAAATGCACCTTTCATGCGCTGCCTGCTGATGCTGATGGGGTAAACGTCCTGGCGGTTCATTCTGTGATACAGTGTCTTAACGTCCGGAGGGGTCTGGGTGAGCAGGCTTGTGGACGTGGGATTATACGTCTTTGCCTTTGCAGGATTTACAGCAAGCTCCTCAATATCTGTACCAAGTGCAACATTACCCTGTTTCAGGATTGCCAGGGGATTCCGCAGCTCTTTGTTTCTGACCCATACCAGACCAATGCGATTGATCGCAGTTACAAGAAATTCATTCGTTACTGCTGTGTAGCTGAGGATCGCAGCGCCGACCTGTGCAAGGTTATCACGTGTTGCCACGGGAACACGGTTCTGATAGTTCTGAGATGCTTCTGCACGAATCATATTCAGTGCAGATTCCATTGTTTTCTGTCCCATAAGATCACTCCTTCTTTAGATTGCCGTTTTCATCAAACAGACTTTCAAAGTCTGCTTCTGCTGGGGTTTCATCCTTCTTTTCTGTTTCGGTCTCCTTCTGGGGTGTGCCGATTTTCAGAAAAAGGTTCATGTTTGCTTCCTGGAGCGACTTCTTTTCGCCTTCCAGGGTTTCAATGGTTTTTGCCCTGGTTTCTGCATCGGTCAGGGCTTCGCCAAATGCAGTTCGCAGCTCGTCCAGTTTCTGTGAAACGTGTCCAACATCTGAAACGTTTCCAAGGATATCTGTTACCGCTGCATTGAATTCATCTGCTGTCATTGGCATGGTTTTAATCCTCCTTGTATTTCGTGATTGCTTTATACTTTAATTATAATACAGTTTGCATAAAATGTCAATACTTTCTGTTGTAATATTTTCAAATAATACAGAGTGCAAAAGGTACAAAAATTTTTTGAAATTTTTTGCAAAAAACCCTTGACAAATTGCACCAGATGTGATATAATAAGAATGTACCCGGGAGAGGTACGCAAAAACCACGTTTGGAGGAAAAGAAAATGCTGAAAGTTATTGATATTACAAGTCGTTTTGTTGGTGAGGTTGATCTGCTTGTTATGATGAAAGATCCTGACAACAAAAGAAATAGTAAGCCATTCCACATCGGATATTTTAAGGACTATGAAATTCCTGAAAAATTCCTGGAAAGACAGGTCTGCACACTGAGAAATGAAAATAACAGACTGTGCATTTACATGATCGGAGATACAAGCAAATGAGTTTCTGAGGGGTCTGCACTCTGAGCAGCCCCATCCCAGCCCTAAAGGGCAAGCAACCACAAAATCAAAATCAGGAGGAAACGAAAATGAACATTTACGATTTTATCAAGGTGGACGAAAACGGAAAAACAGTTTTCTTTGATGATGACGGAGACCATGTGTTGATCAAGGCAGATTCTGAGGAAGAAGCAAAACAGATCCTGTTGGAGCAGCTCTATCATAAGTATGTTGCATACGCTGAGACCTTCCATGCATCTTGCATTGACCTGGAGCTGTACACAGACAGGTATCCAGCTTGCTACTACAATTTCACAGGGGAGGATTTAGCGTGATGTGGCTTGTGTTCTCTGCCGTGTGTGCAGTTATGATAATTCCAACAGTCGGAATAGAGAATTTAAGGAGGAAATGAAAAATGCGATCAATTGTAAGGGCAAGAAGAATTGCAGATAATAAGATGTTGTCTATTCAAAGCTATTTTGGTAAAGAAGGTATTGAGATCGCACATAAGCACGCTAAAGATCTGCAAACTTCTGGAATATACTACATTGTTACAGTCACAGAAATACCTGATATTGAGGATGATAAACCATATTATCAAAAAGAAACGCAATATATTGCAAAGTGAGTTTCTGAGGGGTTGCACTCCAAAGCAGCCCCATCCCAAAGAGATAGACGGTATCACAAGCCGGAATCCAACATAATAGAAAGAAGGTGAAAATAATGGCTAATACGTTTTACACAGCTTTTTCCGTGCTGAAATCCTACATTGACAAACAGGGCTTAACAGTTGTCAACTTTGCGATGCAGGAATGCAGCCTTGACAGGATCGTGATGTGGGTAGATGAAAACGGCGCAGGCATTACACACTTTGTTTGCATGAAGGTTTCCCCCACGCAGTTCCTGTTGTGGTGGTACGGTTCGGATTATGCTGAGATCGGGAGAACCTCGTTTGATTACGCAGATGTGAACACCCCTGAAACAATCCAGAGTGTAAGCGATCTGGAAAACAAGTCGTACAGTCCCGACTATAACCACGGCTGATATCAAATAAATTTAAATCAATTCAAATCAAAGAAAGTTGAGGTAAAGACAAATGGAAAATACTGTAATGACAAATGGCACTTCTATGGTAGAGGTTGCCCACAATGGTGAAGTAGTAAACGAATTCAACCCGGCGCTGTCCGGCGCTGCACCGGCTGCTGTTCCGGCAACTGTCGCAGAGACTGTTGATGGTGTGGATTATATCGTGGACTTGACAAGTCGTCAGACCTCTTACTGTTCCATGCAGCCGAAGGACGATACTGACAGAGCGATCCTCTTTAATGCGATGAATAACCCTGCAAAGCGCCTTGGTGACTGCATCAATGAAGCGATCCGGGCAAAGCATATCTTTGTTGAGGTTGTCACCTGCGAAAAGAAGGATGCAGAGGGCAAGCCCACTGGTATCAAGGATCGTTGCCCCAGAATTGTTATCATTGATGATCACGGTGTGGGATACGCTTGTGTATCTATCGGTGTCTACTCTGCAATCAAGAAGCTTTTCCAGGTCTACGGTGAGCCGTCAACCTGGACTGCGCCCATTCCGCTGAAAATCAAGCAGGTAACAAAGGGCGAAAGAAAGATGCTGACACTTGACATTCTGCCGATGAAGTAAGACAAATATTTCCCCTGCATCTGTATCAGGGTGCAGGGGATTTATTGAAAGGAGTGCTATAAATGGGACGAAAGTCCGTAGTTGCTTATGACCTCAAAGAAAGTCCGTATCACGTGAATGTGGACGGAATCACATATTATTTTTCCAGTGCTTTTCTGTTGGGGAAATTTACGGAACGGCTGGAAATGTCAAGAAATCTGCTGAACATCTCACTGTCAAATCGATTCAAAATGGAAATTGACGTCAGATGTGTAGCAGACCTCACACTGTATGCAAAGACCGAAAGCAGGGGTTTTCGTGTCGTACTCGATGACGGGAGGGAGCTTGAATGCCTAAATCAAGCAAAATTCGCTGGCGGGATCGTGACACTGAGCAATTAGCTCGGAAGGTCAAAAACTTTAATGCAAAGCTTACCAGACTTACAAAGAAAAATCCTGCTTTAGCTGATGTGCTGCCGGAAAGGGTAAGCGCTAAAGCATTGAAGCAGGATATTACGAACCGACAGGAATATAACAGAGTGATCAAAGCACTTTCTGCATTTACGGAAAAAGGTGCAGAGCAGGTTGTAACAGGTAAGCAAGGTGTCACGACTACCAAATGGCAATTGCAGCAGGTCAAAAAGGCAGTTGCAATCGAGAATCGCAGACGCAAAAAAGAAGCCCAGCGCCTGAGCGCTGCACCTGTTATGATTGGCGGAAAGCTTTACACGAATGTTCGCAGAATGGCAGGAATGCAGGCAATGCAGCCATTGCAAATCCGGCTTGATGCCAGATCACAAAGTTCATGGGAAAATTTTTCCAGATACATGGAGCGCCAAATGCTTGGTGGAGGTCAGGCAGACGAGCAGAGATATTTGCAAGCCTGCATTGCCTGCTGGAGTGGTATATGCTCAGCAGCTCAGGTTGCATTGCTGAAAGATACTATGGAGCGTATTGGCGTGGGAAAATGCCTGAAAGCATACTATAACGGAGTTGACGAGCTGCGACCTGAGTATATTTATGATGCAGTATACACACAGCAAATTCCTGTGAGTGCTGCTGTGCAAAACGTGCTGAACAGTATGCACAGAATTGCAGGATATCCGGAGTTGGATCCAGAACGTTTTAAGGGGCACTATAACAGAGGTGTCAAAACTGCACCCCGAAATAAATACAAATTCGGAGAATCAGAGGAAGATTAAACCATGAGTAAATACTATACAGCAGACTTTGAGACCACAACAAAAGAACCAACTGCTGTATGGAGTTGGGGCATATCTTCCATTGATGATCCGGAGGTTTGTTATTTCGGGGAAACGCTCGATGATTTCATGCTGAAATGTCAGGATTTGAAAAACCCTCGATTATATTTCCACAATGAAAAATTCGATGGTGGATTTATTATTGACTGGCTATTCTGTCATGGTTTTGAATGGCACGAACAAAAGAAGGATTGCACAGATTTCTCTTTCACTACCCTGATTTCTGGAGATGGTAAATTTTATCAGATCATCATCTATTTTAAGAAGTCCAGGAAAAAGACGGTGAAAGTTGATATTTACGATTCTTTGAAGCTGCTGAATATGCCTGTTGCTGCAATTGCAAAAAATTTCGGCTTACCTATCATGAAGGGCGAAATTGACTATGATAGACACAACGAACCTTGTGAAGTCACGGAAAAAGAATGGGCATATCTGAAAAATGATGTGCAGATTATGTCAATGGCACTGCATCAGCTTATTCCCCAGGGTCTTGACAAAATGACAGTTGGTGCGTGTGCCTTCCAGGATTTCAAAAAGTTCATTGGCGAACAGACTTTCAAACGTTTGTTTCCGGTTCTGACAATTGAGGAAGATGCAAAGATCCGTTTGGCATATCGTGGTGGGTTTACCTATTGCAATCCTGAAAATCAAGGGATTGATCATGGCGAGGGAATTGTATTAGACGTCAATTCACTTTATCCCTATGTGATGTCTGCCTGCGATCTTCCTTATGGCACACCCCTGGAGTTTGACGGAAATTATAATGCTGCATGGAAAGAAGAATATCCATTGTATATCATCAATGTGCGTGCGTGTTTTGAATTGAAGGAAGGATATATCCCCACATTGCAATTAAAGCATAGTCCCTGGTATTCACCCACGGATTATATTGAAACATCCTGGAGTGACGAGCACGGCTGCCACATACCCACAGAAATTTGCATGACCAATGTTGATTTTGAGCTGTTCAAAGAGCACTATCATATCATTGATATTGAGTATCTGGGTGGGTATATGTTCAAAGCATCAAAAGACCTCTTTTCTGACTGGGTGACAAAATGGAACATGGTCAAGATGGATGCAGATAAAAGCGGTAACAAAGCCATGAGACAGCTTGCAAAGCTTTTTATGAATAACTTATACGGCAAATTTGGCACAAATCCACAAGTTACCACAAAAGAGCCGTATTATGATGCAGCTCATAAAATGGTGAGATACAGGAATGTGAAATACCCGGTTTTTGACGAGTTCGGAGATCCAGTTCTTGACAAAGACGGAAAACAGAAACAGGTTGATTTCATCCTGAAAGATCCGATTTATATTCCTGTTGCCGTGTTTGTTACAGCACAGGCTCGTAATATTACCATTCGGACTTCCCAGAAAATTCACGCAGACAGCAAAGCAAAGACAGGTCACAGCAGGTATTGTTATAGCGACACAGATTCTATACACCTATTGGGCAGAGAGCTGCCGGAAGGCGTCAACATTCATCCTCGAAACCTAGGAGCATGGAAACATGAAAGCAGTTTTGAACGTGCTCGATTTATCATAGCCAAACGCTATATTGAGGACGAATATATCTTGACAGATGAAGGAAACATATTGAAAAACGGATACGGAGAACCACAAACGAAATTGAAAATTACCTGTTCAGGTATGCCGAAAGGTTGTTACAAATATGTAACCTGGGAAAATTTCAAAATTGGTTCGATGTTTGACGGAAAGAAAAATTTGAAAACGGTGCAAGGCGGAGTAATTCTGGAGAGTGTGCCGTTTATGTTAAAGGAGAAGAAATAGAATGAAAATTATCATTACGGAAACAAACACAACGATTGAAGGCAAGGGAAATTCAAAATTATTGCTTGCGCTGTTAGTTAAAGCTATTGTAGCCGTTATGACTGCAATGATACAATATTCTAAACTGGATATTACGCAGGCTGGTTTTCTTGTTTATCAGTGTGTCAGCACGGCAGCAGATGAAGTTTTAGAAATGACAAAGGAGAAAGAAAATGAGTGAAATATTTAATTGCTGGCAGTGCAAGTATTATAATCATATGGCATCACTTTGCAGGAAGCATTCAATTTCTTGTGGAGCGTATGACGCAATTTGTGAAGATTTTGCATTTAAGGAAGCAAATGCAAATTCAAAAGAACATTTGAATAATATATACGGTGGTGGATTTACCTATTGCAACTCGGAAAATAAAGGGATGCCACATGGTAAAGGTGCTGTATTGAATTATGTTGATACAGATATGAAAATTACCAAAAAGCAAGAATCTGCATCAGATCGGATTGCATTGATTGCAAAGGAAATTGAATGGTTAAGGCTCGACCCTGGCTGCTGCGATCGGATGCTTTATGATTCTCTTTCTACAATCGAAACTATGATGAAGCATCTGAGCACGTCAATAAAGGGAACAGAACGTGATTTTATGATGGAGGTGGTTGCAAATGGATAAAATTTTGCATAATGTTCAGGTTTTCAGACCTCTGGGAAAATACGACCCTGAGAAGAACAAACGGATTGTATTCATTGATGAGGTTTCCGCAGATGTTTACAAGATCATGGTAAGGGGTTGTTATCCTCGATTGATTTGTGCTTATAAGGAGAAATCAAGATGGATTCCAATGGATGTGTTGACAGGACTTGCTTACCAGGGTATTTACAGAACGAAAACAACTGCATTAGAAGCCATTGAGGAATATTTGAATTCAAGGTTATCTGTCAATTTTGAACGTGAGCAGGAATTTTTACAAAAACACCTTGACGAAAATCAGAAAAAGGTGTATAATAAATATGTGGACTTGTGCGAAAATTGACGTTTCAGGCTGCTGCTTACCAGCGTGAAGAACGTGCAGCGGATTCCTCTTGGCGTGGTTGCTATGCGTCAACCGTGCAAAATCTACAATTGGAGGTGACACTTTTGTCCAATAACAATACGATCATCCCACAGGATATCTATTGGGACATTAGTGTCCCTCTTTCCTATAATGCATTATTCAATTTCATCATTGGCAATCGTGGCGGTGGTAAGTCCTACGGAGTCAAGAAACATATTATTACCAGATTCATCAAACGCAAAGAGCAATGGGTGTATGTGCGCAGATACAAAACAGAGTTCTCTGATGATGGCGATAATTCCCTTGCAACCTTCTTTGATGATATCCGTGAAGAATTTCCAGGACATGAATTGGAAGTGAAGGGAAAGAAATTCTTTATTGACGGTGAATGCGCTGGATTTGCAATGGCATTGAGTACTGCGAAAACCAAAAAGAGCGTACCCAGACCGGGAGTGCAAACGATCTTTTTTGATGAATTTATCATTGACAAAGGTGTATATCATTATTTGCCTGATGAAGTCACCAACTTCCTGGAGCTGTATGAGACCATTGCAAGAATGCGGGATGTGCAGGTGTGGTTCGTTGCAAATGCCATTACAGTAACAAATCCCTATTTCTTGTATTTTCATATTTCGCTGCCATATGGGAAAACGATCTATTGCAAGAATGATAAATTGATTGAGCTGGTGCAGAAAGCTGAATTTATCGAAACCAAAAAGAAAACCCGGTTTGCCAGGATGATCGAGGGAACAGATTACGCACGGTATGCAATCGAAAATGATTTTCTCCGTGACAATCCTGTTTTCATCGAAAAGAAAACAGGTCAGTGTAATTATATGTTTTCGATTGCTTTTGCTGGTGTGACTATGGGTGTATGGGCAAACTGGGCAAAGGGATTGATTTACATTTCCAAAGACCACGATCCAGATTTTCCATTGACGTTTGCACTGTCAAAAGAAGATCATACTCCGAACACGATGCTGATTTCATCACTCCGACAGAATCGTCATTTCAAATGGTTCATTGAAAATTTCAATCTGGGCAATGTCCGATTTGAAAACATGAATCTGAAAAATACTATCTATGATATTATGCGGGCAGTTGCTCGATAATATACCAGTGACATGGTGCAGGCTCAAACCCTGGTTTTTTGTTGTTGTTTCCCCAGGGCTGCACCCTCTGTCATAAAATACTAATTTATTAGTAACATACACAAAGGAAGCAACGTGGCAGGCGGTCAGCATTCCCCGACCGCCTGGAAAGCATTTCCC